ATCTCCATAAAAACGAACTTTGAAGCCATCCATGACTCTAGAGTCGTTTATAGGACACCCTTCTTCTCTTTTTAACCCCATTGATAATTCTTCTCCATCGTAGGAAAATCTTTTATCGTGGCACCCATCATAAGCGTTTGCTGCTGCTTGTGAAAGTCCTTGAATTATTTCTAGTGTTGTGTTACTCATTTGGTCTCCATCCTTTTAGCCATCGCTCTTCACGTCCCTCAATCCACTGAATGTAGCACTTTTCACAACAATCAAATTTTGCCATATAGACATCATCATTTGATTTAAATGAATAAGTGTTGCAAACAGGGCAAGAACGCTTAGATTCTTTCGTAATTAGTTTCTCTGAGATAAAAACGCCACCAACATCTACTTGGTGATCATCTTTTTCGTTTGAAGTGTTGTAAAGATCTTTCAATTGCTTTACATATTCTTTCTCTTTTTCATCTGTCCAAAAAGATTTTGGATTTTGAATTGTCTCTTCGCCATATTTCTCGGCGATTGCTTTTTCTATTTTGACAACGTAGTTTGGGTCTTTATTTTTCACTAGTCTCTCCTATATTGTGATAGTCTTCTACTCATTTCTAATGGGTCGTCTATATCATTTGAGCCTAATTCCTTTTGGGCTCTTTTCATATCAATTCCTGTTGTCATTTGTCCAATTGTTGGGTCTTGAACCATCTCTCTCACTTCTTTATACATGTTAAAGAAAGCTGTTATTAATTGTCTTGTGTCATCTATGGCTGTGTGTAGTTGCATATAGTCTGGTCCTGGGCCGTATACGTCCATCATTCTTTGAAGTTTACCATTAAAAGCCATGACTTTTTTCATCTCTCCTTTAATACTCTTTTCCTTCTCATCAAAAAACCGCAACATTTTTTCATTACCTTGTTCCATTTGATGTTGGGCTAGTCTTTTAAATAATTGTCTTTGAAAGTTAACAGTGTCGAAAATATCCAATTGTTCAAAATCAGATGTATCAATGTTAAAATTATCACCTTCTAAGATTATCTTCTTTCTATCAAAGGTTTTTATGTTATGACCAACAGACAAAACATTGTCTCCTAAACTATCGAGCCAATCTAAAAATGAAATCAAGGCTGATTGTTGATCAAGATCATTTTCTGTTGGTTTGTAGTGTGTATAATCTATCATGTCTTGGACTGTGTAAAGTCTTCCTTTGGCATGTTGCTTACGAATAGTAGTTAGGAGCTCATAATCCTCAGAAGTGTTATCTCCCATTTCCCATGCCTCTTCGTATTCTGCATCTAATTGTTCTTGATTAGCCAAAACTCTTTGCTCATTTTTGTGTCTCTGTAGGGTTTCTTGACTGAGGGAAACATTAACATCAAACACTGAAAGAGGTTTATCTGGAATTGGACCTGCAAGGTCATCTATCTTATAAGCTATTGCTCCGTATTGACTTATTTGTCCTCCGAAACCGATTGTTTCTAGATCCCAGAATACCCAAGTCTTTCCATTAAGTTCACGCTCCATATAGGCAACAGCGTCGCCGGGGGTCATATCTCTTAAAATTGAATAGTCTTCCATAAGTACTCGTTTTAGTTCTTCTTTAACTATTCTCTTAATGTCTTTAGAAGTTATTTTCATTAATTTACCGCTTGTGCTATAGCTATTGTGATTCCTATACCACTAATTAGTCCAAAAGAAAACCAAAACTTCTTTTTTGGTGGTGTTTTTAATTGTTCTAAACCTTCTATTCTTGTCTCGAGAGCTTGGACTTCGGCTTCAAGCAAGTCTTTCTCATATTTATGTTCAGATTTTAATTTCTTTATCTCTTGTTCTTTCTCTGCTAAAGCAACACCAACTTGGTAATCAAGCTCAATGAGACACCTGTCTGTTGCATTTGCTACTTGGTTTGCCAAAAGCTGCGATGCTGTGTCGTTAAATAAGCGACCAGAGAATGGGGCTTCCATTCCTCGTTCAAGATAGGTATATTCAGGTACGTCTGCAAATGCTAAAGATAGTAGAAAGATCATTTCTTTTTAATTCCTATATTTTGGAACACCTCATCAGGAGGAGCATGCTCTTTTTCTAGTTCTTCAATTCTGTTTTTTCTTTCTGCTTCCAACGCTGCTCTAACGGCTTTGGCTTTTTGCTCTGCTCGTTTGTCTCGAACTTCTTTTGCTTTCTGTAGGCGTTCTAGTTCTTCATTATCTTTCTTGTATTGGTCTTTGGCTAGATTAGCCATTTCCAAATAGTTTTGATTTGAGCGTCTTCCAAGCACATAAGACAAAATGAATAAACCCACAAGAACCAACCAGTTCTTATGAGCCACAATCCAATTTTTTGCTTTATACAACCAGATCATGACTAGCCACCGTGTCGCCACATTTTGGCAAAGTCAACAGCGGTTTGTCCACCAATGTACATCATCGCAATCATTCCCCAAGTTTCAGGGTCTAGTTGTGCGTTCCACAACAAAGCTGTAGAGCAAATAAACACAAGCAATTTACGAGAAACTGCTTTTTCCTGAATTGCGTCAAGAATTCCTTTGTTTTTACTATCAAGATATAATTCTTGTTTCAATTTTTCTTTCTTTTCTTGTTCCATTTTTTCACCCGCTGCTAAAAATTCTTCTCTTGTCATTATAATTCCATAAGCATTTGCATTACTTTTTCTGTAATATAGTCTGCATGCTCAGGAGCTTCCTGAGCAACATGGTGATAAATGTCATTTTTAAAATTATCCCCAAAACCCTGCTTTACCAATGGAGCAAGGTGCATCATGTTTTGAAAAGTTCTCATTATAATACCAGCAACATAATCATAATCAGGATGATCGGGACTCATTCCCATAGCCATTCCTGAATAGTATTGCATAGGTGGCATCATTCCTCTCATTTCAAGCATAACATTATCAAGTTCTTCTTTGATAATTTGCCTAAGTTCTTTGTTAGATATTTTCATTTCTATTCTCCATAAAATGAAAGCCTAAGTAGCTTTTACACTAAATAGGCTTTTGAAATAGATTTAGCAGTTTACTTTTGCATAACCACCAACTTTCTGTATGTCTATAGTCTTGTCAACACAGTCTTTCAAAACATCCAAGTGAGAGATTAGTAGGACAGTTTTGAACTTGTCCTTTATCATGTCGATTAAGCGGACAAAACCTTCCATGTGCTCTTGATCTAACGCCGTTGCTGGTTCGTCCATAATAAACAGTGTGGACTTAGGTAAATTGGTTATCTCAATCAGAGCAAGGCGGATTGCCATAGCGGCTATCGTCTTCTCTGCTCCTGATCCCATTGAAATAGGACGAGAGTCATACTTAGGGTGTTTTATGTTTATGTCTAAGTTACGACCATCCTCTTCAAACATGACTTGAAAGTCAACAATGTTAGCAAGGCACTTATGTATCTCCTCGTTGATAAGAGACAGTTTCTGTTTGATGATCTCGTAAGCAATGCCATTAGGATGCATGCATCTCATAAACAATTCGTAAGCCTTAAAAGACTCTTCTAGCTCATCTTGCTCTTTCTCCTCTACTCGAAGACGCTTGATGGTGCTCTTGACAGCACCTAACTCAATAAGATAATCTTGTATCTTACCATCACATTTTTCTTTTCTTGCTTTTGCTTCGTTCATCTTTGTTTTTACAGCATTCTTTGAGCCTATCAAGGATGATAAAGACTCAATGGCTTGACGGTTTGCATCATATTCATCTCTTTGTTGTTCAAGAGAAGTTTTTTGATTTGACATCAAAGCTATCTGAGAGACAAGGGACTCATTTTTTATTTTTAGATTTTTATTTGTAGAGGAAACATTATCTCGTTTTGAGATAGAGTTTTTAAGAATTGATAATTCTTTTTCTGCACTTTCTTTGTCGAAACCAAAAATCTTTAATTTATATCCGTCAATTATTTTTTCGACTTCCTCGATCTCTTCTTCAAGAGTTGGAAGATAGTCTTTCGCTTTTGTAGCATCTTTTACGAATTTGTTACTAGAGCAGTATTTGCAGTCAGGATCATACTCATGATCATGAAGCATGTTGATCTTTCTAAGTGTTTGTTTTTCCTTGCCTTTAAGATCTCTCAGTTCCCTCTCATAAGATTTTAGATTACTCTCAAGGTCAACACACTGCTCTATGATTTGCGTGAGCCTATGCTCGTTTATGGAGCTTATGGTTCTGTCTAGTTGTTTTATAACAAGATAGTTGTTTTCAAAATCAACCTTGTTGGATGAAACCTTCACACCAGCTTTGTGTATTTCAACTTCCAAACGATCAATTTCATCTTCTAGTTCATCAATGTCAATTATCTCAGCAGGGATTGAGGAGATCTCATCTTCTATTTTACGCAGCTCTTCCAGTAATTCTTCGTAACGAGAATTGTGTTTTTTACACAAGTCCGTCTGTCGATCTATATCATCATTAATTTCTTCTACTTCTTCTTGCTTAGCAACAAGCAGTTCAGCTATTTTTTTGCTTTTGAGCCTTTTTATCAAAGTAGATATCTCTGAGGAATCTTTTTTGGCAAAGTTTAACTTTTGATCAAAAATGTCAAGATCAAGAAACTTGGCTAACTTATTCTTTCTCTTTGTCGACCCTTCTTTAATAAAAGATAGAGAATCCAATTGAGATGCCATAGAAGTTATCATGAAGTCCTCGATAGAACCAAAGATCTTTCTTATGTTAGCTTCTGTATCTTTTACAGAATCGCCGTTGCAAGAACTATTGGTAGTGAGATTGTGGAAATCAAGATCACCAGAGGCCACAGGGACGGACTTGCCTCGTTGGGTCTTATAAGATTTATTAAGATTCCTAGTGATTTGGTAATCTTGACCGTCTGCCTCGACCACCATTCTGATAGTGGCTTTAGTTTTGTTTTGGTTGACGAGGTGAACGTTTTTCTTCTCGGCTTTGCTGGTTCCGCCATAAATGCCATAAAGAGCAGAATCAATAACAGAAGACTTCCCACTGTAGTTTTTCCCAAAAATGCCAACAGTTCCAGCGAGATTTGTAAAGTCCAAAGAATTGCCTTGTCCATAATTAAAAAGATTTGAGAACTCCATTTCTTTAATATTCCATTTGACGTTTCTTCTGACTTCTTCAACTTTCTCTACCTCTTTATTGTATTTAGTATTTAAATCTAGCACTTGACTCATCAAGTCCTCATTTAGTTCATAATCTTCCAAATATTCTCGAATATACTTCTCTTGAACAGAAACATCACGCATGTTTTCCATTTTATGTTCTTGTCCGTCCGAGGATGTGAAATTAGATGTTCCTTTGTTTAGAAAAGACAAAGACACCGGATTGTATTTGGAACGTGCTAAATCGGTAATCTTGCGTATGGAAGAACTATCCATATTAACAGTTGATATCATCCGTAATCTACATCCGTGCGGTATATGATAATGTGATGGGATCTGCCCTTGTTTATCAAGGTTGACTGTTATAAATGGTCGTGGGTTTGTAAAGATAACATGTTGACAATCAAAATCGTCTTTAGATCTAATTGTCCACAATTTATAACCTTTTCTTCCATCCTCCGAAAAATTCTGCTGTATTGTGGATCCAGCATATTGAACACGACCTTCTGTATCTAAAATCTGTGGTTTGTGAATATCTCCAAGCATAACAAACTGGTGATCTTTGAAGATACTTATGTCGTCATCTCCATGTTCCATAGCCCAGCCTGATCCTGTTGTTGATCCCATAACAGCACCATGGTAAAGAGCAATGTTTATATCTCCAGTTTTTGGTCGCATCCAAGCATCTCTATCAAAGATAGATAAGACATTAAACCACAAGCCAGGCTCAGGTGACACACGCCCAGAGTTCTTTAATAAATGCAAATCAGGATGATTCAACGCATTTACAATAGGAGAAACAGCATCCTCTCTGTCAGAGTTCTTTAGATTGCCGTCATGGTTTCCTAATATAATATAAGTTGGTGCAATGTCTGCTAGGTTCTTTAAAAATTCAGAAGCCAAAGCAAAATACTCTGGTGACAACTGTGTCTTTGTGTGAGCCAAATCACCACAATGGACAATGTAGTCCGGCTTCTGGCTTAAAAGTTTCTTATAAATCTGATTGAACACAAACCTGTATTCATCATGAAATTTAAGATTACGAATATGTGTATCCGCAAAGTGTGCTATTTTTATCATATATCCTCCATGGTTAGATAGCGTTTAGTAATTTATCAAAAAAGAAATAGTCGGGATCAATTGGTTGAGCCCTGTCTTTTGCGTTCTCGAATTGTCGTGGGGTCATAGAACCAACATCTTCAACAGCAGAAGTATCTATCTTATAGACCTCCATGTCATATTCAATCATCTTCTTAATCATCCACGATGCTTTCTTCTCCGCATCTTGGTCAAGCCCTATATAGACTGGTGTGTCATTTATAGCAAGAGCTTGAAATAAGCGAGACTGTGGTCTAAGGGTTGAACCAAGAATAGGAATGCCTTGTGTTCCTGTGACGAGAGCATCAAAGGCTCCCTCAACAATAACAACAGGTTCATCCCAATCAATCATCAACTCATTGAATATGATGTCCTTAGTTGCCCTAGGATTTAGATACTTCATTTTGTGTCCGACATAAGATCGAGCAATAAAGAAGTTTGGATCTCCATTAATATTAAATGATGGAATAATAATTCGTCCTCCATATCTTCCCTCGGTACAATAACCAATCTTCCACAACTTTATTTGATCATCATCAATTCCCCGACTGTAAAGATAATCAAGGGCTCGTTTTGATGAGCGAGGAAGATGTTTGTTACAAAGCGAAATCATCTCTGATGGTAAGTCGCAAGTTGGTTCCTCTTGAATCTCGTTTACTTCTTTATATATTTTATCAAAGTCTTTGAGATCAAGTCTTCCATCAAGCTCCAACCATCTTTGTCTTTGTCTGTATTCTCCATAAGAACGAACAATTCTGTAAATGTTCTTTCCTCTTACATCACAGACCCAACATTTGAAAAAACCATTTGCAAAATTAACAGATAGTTTCTTCTTGTGGTGCTTACAATAAGGACAATGATACAAATGTTCATTACCTTTACGATGATAAGAACCGAGAATGTCGGTTAGTATCTTTCTTTTTTCCTCCATAATTTCCTCCGTGTTTTTATTATAACACGTTTTGAAAATTTGTCAAGTGAAAAGTTTAGATTAAATTAATAATATTCGTCACTCATGGTTTCTAAATGTCGAAGAACGGCAGCAACGTCAGGTGCTGGGATTTTTTCTTCAGGAGTAACCATGAGGAAAGTGCCGTCAGGGTTTTGATATAAATCTAAATTATCATCAGCCGTCTCTCCGCCCATCCAAGAGCCAATGTATTTTTGTTCACCCATGTCTGGCTTATTAGCATTGAAGAAATCTTCGTCAAGCTCGGGAATTGAGATGTCTCCATCTTCTTCTCTCAAAGTCGCTGCAAGTTCTTCTTTGATAATTCTTTTTAATGTTTCTTTTGTAAGTTTCATTTTTTTGTCTCCGTTAAATGAATGTCTGAAACTAAATAGTTTTTAATCCAGCATTTGCAATAACTATTGCATCGGCCTTATCATCGGTTCCGGGTTTTGGATTGCCGTGTCTTGTATATTCTACGATGAATTCCTTTGGATACTTATTGCCAACCCATTCAATAACCTTGAGCTTCGTATTATCGCCCCTTTTGATTTTGAGACCAACAAGCCCACGGGCTTTATTTGTTTGAAGCTGAGCCGCAGGGCTGCCAAATAAATCGTACACCACATAGCTACACATACCATTAAAACGTTGTAACTTGGCCATTGTCGTTGCTGTTGTCTTTCCTCCCGAGAATGCCATGAATGGTTGTTCGATGAAAACATAATCTACCTCCTGTTCTTGTAAAGACCTTATAATACATTCCATTTCTTTTTTAAAAATGTCTGCTCGCTCTTCAAGAGATTGAGATGGCTTTAGCTTTATCTCATCAACAAGAAGCAAATCTTCGTTTTCGTTTATTAAACAATACCCAATTCTACTTGAGCTTATATCTAGTCCTAAAATAATCATAATAATCTATTATAACATATTAATTTTGGTTTGTCAAATTATTTTTTTATATATCATATGTTAGTTTAAATGTGTACTCATCATCCTCTTCTTTCTTCACAGGCTTTGCAAGAGAAGCTATCATAATTAGATTATCATCTTCATCATAGATGCCAATTTTTGAAAAATATGTTTTTCTTTTAAAATCTTCATCATAACCAGAATAAGAAGAAGACACAACATTTTTTATTGGAAGCCTTGGCTGCTTATATGTGTAGGAAGATGTAGTAAATTCTGATATTGACGAACCAGCAGAAGAAGAATCAATTGATGTTGGGTTGTTTGAAAAGTTATATTTTCCTTTCTCAGCATGACAGAAAAGCGTCATTGTGTTTGTGTAGGATGTTCCTTCAAAGTCTAAACCAAAAGAAGCAGAAACAATAGAATTGCAGCCGGTTGTCTTGTTGGTAGTCCCATCAATCTCAATTCCAACCCCATAATAAATCCACTTAGCTGGGTCGTTTGATCCATCGTTAGTGTAGTCCAATTGGGCGGGAAAAAGACTATAAGATGCTGTTAGCATTATTATTCCCTCATCATAGAACACAAGTCCAACAACGGAACCTGATCCTGATGATCCTTCCGGTCCCGTTTGAATTAGTTCACCGTTCTTTCTAGCATCAGTGCATTCCCCCACAAGGGTTTTTCTTTGATTAAACTTTAAGTTAACAGAACCTTTTTTTATTGTTGACTCATAAAAGATTGTTGGAATGTTAATAATGTTTATGTCTGTGGTAGTTGTCAAGTCTCTTCCTAGGTAAGAAGAAGACAACTCAAAGTGAGGACTTTGAACAGCATATTTTAAAGCAATGTTCTTCAGGGCATCAACTTTTCTGTTTATTGTGACAATGTTTCCATTTACATCTGTTACTGAAGTGGTGGTTGTGAGTTCTCGAGATATAGACGAGGATAAAGGATAGCTTAAACTAGTAGGGATAGTTGTTGAGGTGTTTCCTGTATGATATTTTCCGTGTAAAGAGTTGAAATTTTTCTTATCAGGAAAACCTATATTTGTGACACCATCAACTTCAGAAGCACTTATATAGTTTGATGTTCTGTCAAGATTTAATTCATAAAGACTAACATAACCAGCAGGAACGGAAGTAACTGGTCCGTTTTCTCCTGTTAGGTTTCCATGCTTGTTTATATAAACTTGACTATTATAGATGAACAAGCTCTGTTTTGGGTGAGCTTTTATGGTATTAACAATTATATCATCTGGTTTAAATTTATCATAGGACATGTTAGTAATCTAGTCTGGCTCTCAATGTGTATTCTACTGAAGGTTCTTTCTTTAAAGGCTCTGAGAGCTTTCCTGTTGCCAACAAAACCCCATCAGAGGAGTAGAGTCCAACAGACGTTATGTAAGACACAGGTGTGTCATCTGGGTCGTTTTTAACTCTAATTTTTGATCCGTTTAAATAAGTTGGATTAGCAGAGTAGTTAAATTCGTTGTGATTAACACGACAGAAATAGATTGTTGAGTTCAACTCTGTTGTATTATTAAATGCAATGTTGTCAATTCTGTGCCTTAAAGCATTTGCTGAAGCGCTTATTGAAGAAGAGACAAAAAGATCATCTATTTTTTTAGCTCCTGTGGCCATCTCAGATTGGCCTACAGAATTTTTAATAATTCCACCAGCTGCAACGTCATTAAAAACTGAAGAAGATAAAACGCAAATTCCCGCTTGATAAAAGATCAGACCACAGGCTGAATTTGCTGTTTGTATAACAGACGTTCCAGAACTATCTTTTGCATATAAGATTCCATATTCTCCAACGGGAGAATTGGTTTTATAAGTTGTCAAAGCGTCTTTATCATAAATCAATCCTATACCATTCACAGCAGTTGCAAAAGTATCATCTAGTTTTAATTTTAGATTGAATGTTCCTCTTTTGATTTCATCTTTCACAAGAAGTCGAGAAAAGTTTATAAAAATACATTCATTTAATTTATTTCCGCCGCCGCTTATGTTTCCGTCTTCATCAAATTTCTGAATGTTTCCGTCTTTGTCATAACCCATGCATAACTGTGCCATTTGATTATAGATGTTTATTTTTTTTGAAATTTGTGTGTGATCTGCTGTTGTACCTGATAATGGAGAATCAGAATGAATTCCTACTGAAATATCAAAAATGTGATTAGCTGAGGAAGATAAAAATGGATAATCATAGACTGATTGATACATACCATGTGTATAATTTTTAATATTTCCCTCATCCGGAAAAGTTCCATATGTTCCACTCACAATTGACGATGTAATTGGGATCGCCTCATGAAGAAGGGTTCTTGTTGAAGTAACATCGTTATCTTCATTTATTCTTTTAAAAGTTGTTGCCATTTTTATATCCTTATTATAATTTTACAAATCTTATGGGGATGTGAATTGTGTATCCCGTTGTCATTCCTGTTACTCTGATAATTGAATCAACTATCTTAGCCGTAGGGGTGGTTGTGTCGTGAGCTGTTAGAGTGTTATCTGTTCCTCCGAGAGTATCAAAAAGATAGTTGCTTTGTTGCAAGCTCAATTGTGCTCTAATTTTAAACTCTATGTAAGGCCCTCTTGGTCCTGCTATGGCTTGTGAGCCACTTCCTGCTTCCACTGAGGTGTTATCTTTTACAAAGTTAGAGTTACCAGTTCTAGAAAGAACATAGGTCGCTACACCATCATTATCTATTGTTACAGGGGATGAGTCATTTCCTTCTTTATCTGAAATGATTCCTAATCTATTGTCTATTTCTATCTTAAATGCAGTCTCTTTATCAGTTCCAGGGTAAGTGTCTCCGGGAGACAATTCATTACTATCTAATCCAGAATCAACTCTAATATAATTTAACCCTTTTGAAACAGAGCGACCAAACAAAACACCTTGAACTTGGCCACTAGCATTAATTCCTAAAGCTGTTGTTGGAGAATTTGATTCATTGTTGTCTTCTGTGTTTGAGTCGACTGCTATTACAAAATTGCTTAATTGTGTGTTCGTTGTTGAATTAGAATCAATTTCCGATAATTTCAAAACCGTCAGGTACAACTTATCAGCACTACTATAAGTCACAAGCTTAGAATTCAAAGAAGACATATTGTTCGTAAAAGCTTCCAAGATCGGAGTTTGCAAGATCTGTGTATCTTCGTTGTTTGGGTTGTTGATATTATAGAGGGCATAATTTATCTCATCATCTCCTAGAGCAAACTGGGTTACTCTGAAATTTCCTCTTGCTAGTCTTTTTCTACCTTCGTCTGTTAAAGTAGTGTCAAGGATTATATCCCCACTATTGTCTAAAAATGCCATTTATTTATCTCCTTGGTTATTATAATTATTACAGTGCGTAAAAAAATCAATTTGTTTGTTTATTTATAAACCTTAAGTTTATGTCGAATTTTTGTCCACTGGACTTATTTGTGAACCTTAGTTTGAAAAACTTCTTGTTATCTTTGAATTCCCAAAGTTTCTCATCGCTCTTCACGCCCAACACAACATCGTTTTGATTTTGAGGAATTTCTAGTTCATCAACAAAGGATGTATGATCTAAATCAGGAACAATTCTAATAAACTTTCTAAAATCATGAGAGGGGTCGAAGTCTTCTTCTTGATTAAAGTGAAATTCTTTGTTAATTAAAATATTTTCATCTGCGTCTTTTAATAACTCTATTTCTAAAATTGGAGATAGGTTACCAGGTTCGTTGTTGTGATTGACAGATCTAAATGCATAATAATGTTTTTTATTATAAGCTATGTGATCTGTGAAATTGGCAGATTGTTTTCCATCGTTAATTCCTATAGTGCCAAGACCTCCATTTGCAAAATCATTATAAGATTTTGGTTTATAGTCTAATTTGAAAACTTGGTATTGACCAGTCGCTGCTCTTGAAGAAAACTTGACTTTACCATTTTCATAGAATTGAGATTTTACAACTTTGTTGATATAGTTGTAGTCAGAATCTACAACTGCTATCATTTCAGACATATTGTCTTCAGAAACAAAATTCCCTTCTCGATCCTCTATTAGAAAATCTATTCTATGATTTTCGTTGCTTTTGGTATATGGTTTAACAAAAGGTGCGTCAATTGGCCAAACAATTGCTCTAAAGTCGATTTCTTTTATAGGAACTTCTATAATTTTTGTTGAAACTTCGAAACTAAAAAGTCCTCCTCCTGCACTTGCTGATATACCATAAACAATCATTATTTTTGAAATTCTATAAATGTATTGTTGATCAAAGATATAATGATTATCATTAAGGTCCATCAAATTTCGATCAACATAGTATGTTTGAACAACAGAGTTTCTTGTTATCTTATCAATTTTATAACCTATTGTTTCTGAATTCACTGTTAAATTTGTCAAATCCTGTAGGTTGAAATTATTAGGTGAAATGGTGGTTTTGTTGCCATCTATAACATCTTCATATGAGTCAAGCTGTGTTCCGCCAATGGCTTTTTGTATTCTTTCTTCTAGATAACCCCTATATGCTCTTTTTTCTAAAACCAGCTCGTCTTCCTGTTCTAGTTGATTAGCAGTAAAATCAAAGTCCCAAGTTTTGAGTGGCAATTCTTCACCCTCAAGATCAAAATTAACAATTGTATGATCATTTCTTTTTATAAACAAAAAAACTTCTGTTAAATTTTGATTTTTCTTTAAAGCGTTGTAGAGTGTGTTTTCTGTTTGTTCTTCTGGTTCTATGAAAAGATGAAAATAGTTAGGTACCCAAGCAGTGTTGTTCATTAAAACAGATTTAAAGCCTGATAGAAAAACATTTCTATATTTATTAAGAACTTGGGGTTCAATAAAAGACTGTTCAATCTCTTTAAGATATTCGGAATAATAATTTTTCTTTTTGTTAGACCCTTGATCTACTCCATTTTTCCAAGTATTGTCCTCAGAGAACCACAAATAAGCATGATTACCGTATTTATCTATTTGTCCTTCGATTAGATGACTGTTAGTTCCTAGTAAGTTTGGCTCATTGTAAGCCTCAGCTATGTGATTTGGCAAAAGACGAAAGTCAGAATTTTTAGAAAAGTTTTCATATTCCGAACTTTCATAGTTATAGAAATATCTAAAATCAATTTTAGGTATCTCTAGTTTGAAGCTATGGATCAACAAGTTGCCTTGCAAACTTGGAGGAAACAAACTAATAGTTGGAACTTCCGCCTGTTTCAGTAGGTAGGAACCCGTCGGTTGATTGATTAATGTCATTTTCTTCTTGTTGTCCTTGGATTATTAAAACTTCTTCTTTGTAGTCAAAAATACTGCCTGAGATTTCATTTGGTAATAAATTTATTTTTTGCACATCTTGAGATAGAATTTTCATTTCTACATCAGGTTGTAATTCACCAGCATCAAAAGATGCTAATTTATTAATTATTGTCGCTTTTAACTCTTGGTTCTGAATTTCGTTTAATAAATCATTATAGGCTTCTTCATAATTCGTTGGCATTTTTATTTCCTTAAAATGAAAAACTTATCTTCTGTTTTTAGATTCTTTTCAGATTCAATTCCAAACAGTTTATTTTCATAACTAACTAGTCTGCAAATATAAGTATTATCATCATTCAAAATTTCGTTCGTCACAGGCTTCCAGACTTCATCATTTACGTTTGCAAACCCTTCAATTTTTCCAAAACCCTCCAAATACTCTGTTTTCTTTATGGAAAGAAAGTTTTGCTTTATAGACTCTCTAGTTTCAACATTCTTGAGAGGATCTTCATCTTGCTTGAGCAAAGGAAACCTTGTTATGTTAGATTCTGTTGAAAGCATTATGGCTTTTACTTGTGGAGGAAGGAGCTTAAACTCTTTCGCTTTATTTCTTTTTATAGGAAATAGATCACTTTCAGGATTGAATTTTTGTATATTAAATTTTGTTCTCTTTCCTCTTTTGAATTCTGAGATGTTGTCATCTAGTTCCATTTCTCTCGAGAGATCTACATTTTTAAATTCTTTTATATGTTTGTTTATATTTAAAAAAGGAGAAGATGATCCCAAATAATTCCTAGCATCGGATCTCTTTGCTTTGTAGCTTGATTTTACTTTTTTCAAACTAGTTGGTTGTTTTGAATTTCTAGATTTTACAAAGTTTGTCTTTTGTGTTTTTATTTCTTTCTTCAAATTCTTGAAAAAATCAAATTGAAAAATTTCATTTGAATTGTCTAACGTCCTCAAGCTTATATTTTTGTTTTTTATTTCTTCTGCTGCAAAATAATGAAACCTATTGTCTAGATTTTGTAAAGAATCTTTTTCTTCTTTTTTGATGTTTATAAAAGTAGGAGGCACACTAAAAGTTGGAGCAACAAAGAATTTGTCATATTCTTGATTAACCCTGTTTAGATAGTTGTGTTTTGTTATCATGCCATTTTCTGTTGGTAGGAATTTGGATTTTAAAGAAGGGGATTCTAACTCAACAGTTTCAAAATCTATAGCCTCAACGATGTCCAGTTCCAAGCCTATTAAGTTTTTGCCAATTGAATTTCTAGAAAACTTTTTTTCTAGATCATATAACTTCTTGACATTAAAGATCATTTTTTCACACTTCTCTATAACTTTATAATATGAAGTTACGTCACCAGTGATTGGATTTAAAATATTAAAATAGAACATTCCGTTGGTTTCTGGTTTCAAATAACTTTCAATAAAGTCAACAAGTTCTGGGATTTTTACCCAATAAGCTTGACTTCTATTTGAATTACTGTTTGACATTCTGGTTGTTCTGGTTATGTTTGCTTCGTCTAGATCTAATTCATAACCATTGTCATTGTGAATCTTTATAAAGTCTTGTCCTATAAGTTTGCCAAATAAAGTTTTCTTATTGTTTCTTTGGTTATACATGTCCTTAACACTAACCAACTGCGTCTCTAGATCTTCTATTGCGTTTATCAATCTTTGCTTTAGGTTGTTTTTAAAAGTTATTTTTGTTCTATATCTTCTGTTGTTGGTTCCCAAATAAGCATCATGGTGATCTATTTTGAAAAGATGTACATCATTTAAAACATCAACCTTTTCTATAGTAGCAGAAAGTTTAAAGTTATTTTGCATCTCGTTTGTTATTTGGCTTTCTAATATGTTGATAGAATAATTTTCAAATTTCAAGTTAGAAACTTTGTTGTCTTCCTCCGGAACTCCTGCTACGACAGAGAACTCTTCGGGATTTATTTGAAGCCCTGTTTTTACATCTAAAGAATTGAACCTATCTTTTGAAGTTGTTGAAAAGTAGGAAACTTCAAAGTTTTTTATTTCTATTTTATCTTTTTGGTTTAGAAAAAATTCTCTATTTCGGGAAAGCAAAGTTCTATTGAAAGTTGTGCTCTCGAGAGCTCTAAGTTCATTTAGATAAACAAAAAAAGAGATTTTTCCATCATTTACATCATAATGTTTGTTAACAATTGGAGGAAAAAGATTAGCACTGTTGGCAGAAAGCAGAAGAATGGGTTGTTTATTACCATTATCAAACAAACTTAGCTTACTATAACCTGTTGTTTCTTCTCTTATCTCTAGGGTTGAATGTACAACGCCATCTACATGATAACTTCCTTCCATTATTTTTACACCATCTTCTGTTTGGTGAAAGTGAAAAGGTCCGTAGTGAGTTTCTTGAGTATCTGTTTTGAATAAATATTTATTTGGAAATGTTAGCAGCTTATCTTCTCCGGTAATTTGAAAAAGTGTTTTTTTAGATGGACCATAAATTTCCAAATCATCTACTTTTAAATAATTGTATGTTTCAATTATAAAAATGTCACTAGAAACATCGCCTTTCAAGTCAAGTTCGAACTCTTGAATTGCAAAAGGTTCAATGTTGGAATATGTTTTTTCTTTAATCAAATCCGTGTCTTTATAAACTTTCACTACATTTTGTAAATTTTTTATTTCATAGTTTGGGTTGAACCAAGTTCCTATACCTTCCTCATCTAAATTGTCTAGAACTGTTGTCTTGACAGTTAGCAAAAGCGATTCTTCACTATTCTCTATTATAGCACTTACAATGTAAGCATTTGGTAAGTTTTCGTAACCTATCATTTCTGGTGTTATAAACATCTTAGCAATCCTTTAAGTCGTCTACACTTACTTTTGATGAGTAAGGAGAGAGAGAAGTTATTCCATCACTTTCTTCACAATCAATCTTCTTATCAAGGTAAATGTTTCTTATTTTAAGTTGTCCAAGAGTTTCACACAGAACCTCATTTGGGATCTCATAGTCAGAATCTATCTCAAAAAAATACTCAACAGTTTCAGGGTTGTTCTGAGTTGAGGAGAAATTAGTGACTTCATTGGTGTCAACCAAGATCCCATTCTGAATTGGATCAAACTTAGGAGCAAATTTTAATTTATTGTAGGTATATCC